CTAGAAAGAAGCCAGTTCTCTCATAACGATACCAATACCCCGATCGCAAATCAGCCCTCGGGAACCAACGCGGGGTGGAGCAGCCCGGTAGCTCGTCAGGCTCATAACCTGAAGGCCGCAGGTTCAAATCCTGCCCCCGCAACCAGACTTTCATACAAGATATCAAAGGCTTACGCCGAATCAGAGCGCCCCGTACGTCGCTTTTTGCGTTGCAACACAGCGCAACATCTTTCCGCGCAATTCCAAAGGCTTACAGCCGTTCCGATTTCTTCCGTGCAACACCCATGCGACATGGAAAAGCCGAGATGTTCGTGGGACGTTCCTGTTGGCGAAGGCGTGTCGTTCACGGCCGTACCCCGGTCATTGCGACCATTGCGTCCTCGAAGGTAGCCTGCGCCCCGGCCTCCTGACGCATCCAATACTCGTGCTTCTCGTTGTGGACCACATGCCTGAAACCGTACTGGGCCATTGTGGCTGGATCGCCGTGATCGCGGATGAAAACCTTTGAAAAGTACCAATGCGATGCCTGGCGGTTCAGACCGCCTACTTTCGCGCCGCGGAAGGACACCATCAGCTGCATCCGCCCTGCCTGACACCCATAGTCCGGGTGATCGACCAATCTCCGGAAGAAGTCGGCTACTCCGGGCGGAAGGGCTCTGATGGCTGCCTGAAGATCGCTGGTCAATTCTGGCCGCGGTAGCATTGCACCTCGCTTTACCCGGTGTGAACGATCTTGCCGTGGGGGTGATGCCGGTGCAGAGATCCTCCTGTCCGACGTCTCTCCACGAAACAGCCGGGCAGCGCTTTCCCAAGATGCTATTTTGACGGCATCCGATGCACGCGCGCTCGGGTGCAATCCGACTGCGTCAAACCTCAACCCTGCTGTCTGCATGCGGTCGCGCGCCTTGCCGCCCAGCGCCAGGACAAAGGCTTTCGGGAAAAGGTCCAATTGGCGCGCAAGATAGGTCTCGGTACATGCCTTCTCTACCCGAGGGGGGTGCTTACCCCCGGAAACCTCGGCCGGGCAGAGAACCGCGTTAGTCGTCCAGGTCTTCCGAAGTTGGACGTCGAGGCCATCTGTCGGCCAGAAGGCATCGAGGATGCGGCGCATGTTTCGATGAAAGGGTGTGGGCCGCCCGGCCCTGTCGATCCTAAGGTTCTGCATAGCCTCCCGGAAAATGCGCACCGAATTCTGGACCATGTCCTGCGGCGTCCCATGGTAACCGGTGCTGTCTGGTGGATCGCCGGGTTCGGCGGTGACGATGATTAGGCGCACTTCGTCTAGCGAGCCCAATGCGCCGCCGAAGGCACAGGGCACCAACCCCTTTGCTGGATTCCACACACAGCCACCCGCGCATGCGCCCTCGAAATGTGCACAGGGGTGATAGGCGGGCTCAAGTATGTCTAGCAGCGGCTGAGGAAGCATGATCCCATCGTCCAGGTTGGTCGGCTTGCCTCAATGAAACACCGAAATGGGGTCTGGAAACAACTTGCCATATCCAGACAGTCCAGCCGTCATGTCCCCGAAGCCAACTCAGGGACCGCCATGCGCAAGACTAATGACGCCGCGCTGGATGCTTTCATCGCCGCGAAGACCGAGATCGACGCAATGCTGGCCCGGTTGGTCGCCCACAGCGCCGACCACTTCGGCCACAGCCCCGACGAGGTGAATTGGGGCCATGTCGGCACGCTGGAGCACTATCGCGCCCGCCTCCGCGAAATCACCGACATGGCCTTCCACGAGGGCGAGCACCCCGCCTGAACATCCCTTCCCGCTAGGTTGGTTGGCCAAAGCACGTTCCCATGGTCAGCTTGCTGATGGCGGCATGGGCGCCTACGAGGTGTTGATCCTTCGGCAAGTCCCAAGTCGGGAACAGCCCGGCGACGGCCGCCATGTGGTTCTCCAACTCGCTGATGACCATGGTGATGTTGCGCGTGCCCCTATACTCCTCGGCCGACCTCCGGAGGTCGGCGCACAGGGCCATGACCGCTGCATAGTTGCGCATGACCTGAAGCTTGCCTGCGTCCTTGCTGTCCTCGACCAGTAGCCCGAGGCCATCCAGCACGGCGCGAATGTCCCGCTCCATCATGCCGCCACCGTTGACACGCCATCGAGGCGCACCGCGACGCTGGTGATGCCGTTCCCGGCGGCTTCTGTCGCGATGCCGACAGGGAAACGCCCGGTGCCCGGCACGTTGATGTTTTTGGCCGAGTTGTCCCAGGCCACGCGTGCGCCGACTGTCAGAACCGCAGCGGTGGCTTTCGGCAGTTGATAGACGCCGATGGTTGCCAGTTCGACCGGTTCGCCCACGGCGGCCGCAAAGGCGGCAATGCCGAAGATGTTGCCGATGATTGCCCCCTCGCCAGAGGCGATGCCGCCTGCGGGAGCGGGCAAGGTGATGATGTCGCCTTTCTGAATGTGGTTCTTCATGGTCAAAGCCCTTTCGAGGATTGGATGCGGACCACGGCGATACGCGCCGTGGTGCCGGTGATCTGCCGGTTGAGGTCGCCCAGCGCCGCCGCCATTTCCGCGTCGCTGGCATAAGTCACCCGCTTGCCGTCGTATTCGACAGTGCGGATGCCCTGATAGCGGGCGGCCATCAGGGCATCGCGCCAGGCGGTGAGTTGCGCGAGGTCGGCCACGTCACGCCCCGGGATTCTGGAACCAGCCGCGGTGGTCGATGAAGCCTGCGCCGAAATCGAGGATCACCCGGATTTCCACGCCGTCCACGTCCCAGCCCGAGCGGCTTTCCACCTGGGGCCCTTCGTTGCCCGAGAGATAGGCGAACTCGAGGCCGTCGATCTCGCCGGGGTCGGCGGTCACATACCAGCGGGTTGCGCTGGACAGGCGTGGTTCGACCACCAGCGACATCGCTCCCGAGAAGGGGTTCACATCGGCTGCGGTGGCGGGTGCGATGGTCGCCAGCCACTTCTCGGCCACCGTCTCCAGCGCGGGCGGCACCAAGAGGTTCTTCGGCGTCACGCGGATCACGCGGCCCTCGATGCCCTTCTGGGTGCGCAGGGCCAGACGCGCGGCCGATAGGGTTGTGTCCGAGATCACGGCACCAGTCGTCGCGCGATTGCCGTGATCGACATGGAACAGCGCCTTGTTGTCCGACAGGGTCGGGCCGTTGCCGCTGTTCGCCTCCAGCAGGGTCACGAGGATACGCGCCTCGGTCTCGGCTGCGCCTTGACCCATGCGCCGCGCGAGGTCTGCGAACGCGCCGAGGTCGTCGTTCACCAGCACTTGACGCGTAATGCCGATCTTCTTGGCCCAGGTCTCGATCTTGTAGGCCTCGCGCGCCTCGGCCATCGTCCCGGCCTTGATCTCGCCGTGCTCGTTCAGCTTCTCCAGCAGCGGGGCCTCGCCCAGCATGATCTTGTTCACCGCCCGGAAATCCCGCGCCGAAGTCTGGCGACCGAGGCGGCGGATGCCCGAGGGCGCGGCCTGGTAGGCGTCTCGCAGCACGCGGCCCACGGTGTTGCCAAGGATGATCGGGAAATCTGAGGTCGTATGCAGGGCGCGGGTCACCAGGCTGGCAGGCGACAGTGCCATCGTAGACTCGCCGCGAAGGGTCAGCAGCTCCTTGGCCATATCGACCGGCGTGGCATAGGCATAGCGGCGGGCCGGTTCGGAGAGGTCATGGCGCGGGTTGATGCGCGCATAGAGGGCCTCGCCCATCTGGCGGGCGCGAAGCGCCGGGTCGTCCTGGCTGTCGCCCATCTCGACACGCACCTGTTCGGTGCGGATCGTGGGCGCGCTGCGGGTCGCCAGCGCCTCGAAGGCGGCGCGACGGGCGGTGTCGGCATCGGCGGCGGCGTCGATCTGGCCGTCGATCCACGCCTGGTCTAGCCCGGCGATGCGGGCGATGGAGCGGATCTCGGTGTTGATGGCAGCGCGGGTCTGCGTCTCGGGCGGGGCCGGGTTGATGGTGGTGTCGGTCATGTTGGTCTCCATGCGGATGTGGGCGCCGGGGTCGGCGGGTGTCGGCACCAGGGAAATCTCGTGGGGCGTCCAGCGCACGGCAGTCAGCACACGCGCGCCGTTCTCGGTGCTCTCGGCCCATTCCTCTACCGAATAGCCGACCGAGACATGGCGCAGGATCCCCGACAGGACGTCCTGCCAGAGCGGTTCGACCTCGGGTCGGGCCGAGAAGCGGATCAGCGCCATGCCGCGCTGGCCATCGACGGCGGCCGATTGCACGCTGCCAAGGACATCGCGGACGGCAGACTGGCGATGCGCATCCAGGACGCTGGCGCCCTGCAGGCGCGACAGGTCCACTGCTTCCGGCGCAAGGCTGAGGCGTTCGACATAGGGGCCAGCCATGTCGCGGCGACGTACCGGGGCGCCGGTGGACCAGATTACCTCGACGGTGCGGGTTTGCGAATCGGCGCTGCTTGGGGCCAGGTCGGCGCGGCGGGTCAGCAGGGTGACGGTGTCATTCATCGGGCATGTCCTCCGTGGCGGCGGGCGTGGCACCGAAGTTCAGGCCCAGCGCATCCGACCGCGCCTTGTCGGCAGCAATCTCTGCATCGACCTGTTCGGCGTCGTAGCCCCGTTCGGAAATCGCCTGTGTCCGGCTCTTGAGCCCGGCGTTGATGGCGAGGATCTCGGCCTCGACGTCCTTCTTGGGATCAACGTAATCGAACTTGGGCGGGAGCCATTCGCAGGCGAGATAGGCTGGGGGATCGCGGTCGAAGTCCCGCGCCGGGAGATCGCCCGACAGAACTGCCAGCCGCACGAACCGTTCCCAGACCGGGCGGCAGAACAGATGCACGACGACATTGTGCTGCAACTGCTCGACCCGACGGCGGAACTCGATCAGCCCTGCACGGATCGAGGAATAGGTGACGCCCTCCAGGTCGCCGGAAACCAATTCGTAGGGCAGGCCCATCCCGGCAGCGACGGCGCGCAGGTGGTTCTTCACGAAGGGCGCATAGGCGTCGTGCTCGGTCGGGTTGGAAAAGCGGATGTCGGTGCCAGGGGGCAGGGGGATCAGGCTGCCGGGTTCCATACCCACGGTCAGTGCACCGTTGCTGTTCGTGCCGGAAAGCCCGCCAGCTGTGCCGTCAGGATCGGTGATGAAGCCGGTGAACAGCGCCGCCACCTTGGCCTTGACCAGCGCTGCATCCTCGAACTGGTCCAACTCGTGCAGCCGCAGCAGCACAGGTGCCAGCCATGTGATCCCGCGCAACTGGCCAGCCGCCAGTGGCTTAAACAGGTGGATGCAATCTGCGGCAGGAAAGCGCAGCGGTTCCAGCCGCAGGGAGGTCAGCGGATCGCCGGGCCGGTCGCGCATCACCCAATAGGCGGTGCGCTGCCCCGTGATGTTGAACTCGATGCCAGCCCGGATGCGCGCGCCACCGCCGATGTCGCGATGCAAGTCCAGCGGCACCTGGTCCCGGTCCAGCAGGTCGATGTGCAAGGGAACGGCTGGTGCCTCGGGCACCACGCGCAGCCGGGCGAAACTCTCCCCGCCCTCGATCATCGCCCGCACGGCCATGGCCTGCAGCCCGTAGAAATCCGCGAGCCCACCCGGATCGGCATGGTCCGTCCAGCGCAGCCACAGCATCTGCAGCCGTTCGCGCACCGCCCGGTCCGGATGGGTGGATTGCGGCTTGATCCCCGCACCGACGACATTGCCCACAAGGCTGTCAACCGCCGCCGCGACCCACGGGTTGTTCCGCGCATACCATCCGGCCCGCCGCGCCGCCGTGGTCGCCCCCGCCAGGATCGCCGTGTTTAGCCCATCGACCGTCCGCGCCCCCTCCCAACGCCGACCACCACCCGCAGCGTCAAAGCCGCGCGTGCGCGTGAATCCTAGGAGGCGATGAAGCAGCGTCCGCATGGTGCGCAGTGTCTCATGCACGGCGTCCTCGGGGTATCTGAGCGGATGGGAAGGATCGGGAAGGTCCGGGAACAGCGCCTCTTCCAGCAGCGCCAGTCAGCCAAAACTCAAAACAAGCTAATGTTCCTTGGGGCAACAAGACGGGAGAGTGAACTACTCCCGTGTGTATGGCGCACGACACGGTTGTGCCGGGACATTCAGACTGCTTGGCAAATCGCTGCCCTCCAACCCATGCACCCAGTGCGGCGCCATCTATCGCGCATCTATCGGCTGTGATAGATCAAAGTCGATGGTTAATGGAGGCAACATGGCGCAGCAAGAACTCGACTTCGAAGATGACGAGGATGCTTCGTTGGATGGTGGTATTTCGAATGACGTTCATCTTTCCGACGTTTTTAAGTACATTTCTCACTTTCGTCGAAAAGGTCATCAGATTGGCCGAAAAGTGGGCGATATGCTTGAAGTCCTCACACTGGCGGCCGTGAAGCGAAATCCTGAACTGAGTGCACGGCTTCTGATTGAGCCCTACTTAGAGGGATTTTCTTCAGCCAAGCATAAGGTGGAGTTCGGCATCTTTGATGGCAACCAGGCAGATCTCTTCGCTGTTAAGGACGGCAAGAAAAGTAAGAAAAAGATGGAGGTCCGGGCGGAGCACATTCACGGACTCAAGGGGTTTGTTGAATGTAAGAAGGTCGGTGTAGAGCAAACAATTAATTCTACCTTCAAGAAAAGATATCCCAAGGGTGTCCTGCCCTTTGGAGAAGTCTTGGAAGTGAATTTCCGCCCACGGTGGGCGCAGCCAGCTCAGTTCAAGACTTCTTTTTCGCAAGAGGGTGGTTCGCTAAAAGCCCTCGTGACAGGCCCGAATAGCATCAATGAGACGTACGACGTACTGGTGCCATTTCGTTTGATTTTTTGTCTCGACATTAACGGCTCACCTCATTTCTTGGACAATGAGCGAAGCCTGCGCGATATTCCAGATCCAATACGCCTTTGCAAAATTCTCGAGGTAAATGGTTTTGCAGACGGTGGAGTTGATTGCCTTTTAAACGACTGCCTCGCTGGCCCTCAGACGCCAGAGAAAGCAAAGCAAGCTTCCTTCGTTGCGCTAGACGTTCGAAAGCATCGGTTTGGTCAGTTCGACAAGCGGCACGATGAAAAAGAGATGGTAACGATAAATGTTCTTACCGAGTATTCACATTGGGAGCCAAAGAGTGTGAACATGGTCCAGGCGTGTGTCGACTTCAATCTTGTCGTTCCTGATGCCTTGATTGTATCTGCGATGGAAGCATACGAAAAAACCTATGGGGTCGACTTTCTCGAGAGGATCACGAAGGAGGCCTACGTAACTGATGTCGCTGTAGCGTCGATCTCAAAGAAAATTGTCGACGATCTCGATGGCTATATCTTCGTCGATACCAGTACAGGTCAAGAGTGTCGGCTGTCATGGGAAATGGGTGGCCTCGTGGTCGAAGCCAAATAGATCTAATAACTGCCTTCAGGCCTTTCGAAGGATAAGGACACCATCTCTCTTTTCCGCGTCGCCATGATAGTCGGCGCGGAAATTGTATGCGTACTTTCCAAGGCCGTAGTGAGTTGTGCGTAGATTTACCTTCTCGAGGGTGTATCCGATGCGCTCACAAATGCTAGCGGTCCTCTGCAAAACGGGTTCAAGTTCCTTGTTTACAGTGCAATCGCCGATGACGACTGCAAGCAAACCACCTTTTTGTTGAATCGCATAGGTTTCGGAATATGTTCTTCGCAAATGATCATAATACTGCTCAGAGATGCTCTCTGACGCTGGATATGCCCGGATTTCGTCGAACTCAAGACCTCTTTCACTTCCTGTGTTGGTAGAAATTCGGAATGGCTCACCCCAAAAGTACTCAAGGCTAAACACTGGGCGATAGTCAAAACTGTTGAGGTAGGGTGGGTGCGAAATGACCAAGTAAGGATTGCCCGGCAGATCGATTTCTCTCAATTTCAGATTATTATGAACATAGCATCTGGAAAACACATCGTCTTCTACAAAAGCCTGAAATTCAGTGTGGCTCGCAACCATGTCGCGGACCTTCTTTTCGTATGCACTCCAGACATCGCGAGGTTTTTTGCTCTTGTTGATGTGGGGCCTTACCTCCCCATCAAATGCCTTCGATACTCTGCGGATGATCGCAAGGAATGCAAGAACCAAGAAGTTTCTTGCGGTTCCCGTCGGTAGCAAAAGAAGTGCCTGTTGGAGGGCAGAGAGGTCTTTTGCTGCGTCCGCTGAGAACCATTTAAGGACAAACTTATCGCTGAGTGCCTCATTTTCGCCTTGAGCAAAGTCGGTAAAGTTCCGCTTTACTAGTGTAAGTTGGTCTTTGATCTCATTTGTGTTGATGAGGGTTGTTTTTACATTGGATGCGAATGCAGCAAGCCAACTTACGTCCAAACCAACCGACTTGATTCCACGTAGTTTTGCCTCAACGAGGGTCGTGCCAGACCCGCAAAAATTGTCTACAACGCAGCAGTCGTTGTTGGGAGCGGGATAGTCTTCAAGTATCATTGCCGCTACCGATGATGGAAATTTCCCATAGTACCGGAAATGACCGTGGGTTGCATAGGACAACTGAGGAATGGTGTAGGGAATATCCCAGATCGCCATGGGAACGTCTGTGCCAGAGAGATTTTCAACACGTGGCAAGAATCGCTTCCACGGGTTTGTGTTCTTAGTGAACAGATCTCTCTGAATCGAAAGGTTCATCGCGTGTTCCGTCAGCCCGTACGTCGATACATCTTGTGGGTTCATAGCCTGTTTGTCCCAACTATGGTAGGCATTAATCGCGCTTCATGCTGAGCCATTGTGATCGGTAGACTTGAGCCGTGGGTCGAGAAGGTAGCGTCGGAATGTGCCTAATCCGCCCTTGAGCCTCCTCGTTCAGCCTCATCCCCATGCTGATCAGCCCATGCAGGGCGGCGTGGGCGTAGACGAAGGTGTCGAGGGCCTCGTTGCGTTCGCCGTCGCGCTTGGGTTGCCATGAGCGGATCGGGCGGCCTTTCTCGAAGCGAGTGACGACGCGTTCGGCTGTCAGTTGCCGAAAGTAGTCGGCGTCGAGGCGGCGCGGGAAGTGGATGGCACCGGAGCCTGGTTCGGTCAGTTTCAGGCGGGCGTAGACCGCGTCCTTCACGGCATCGACGCCGACAATGAACAGCGGGATCTTCCCCTTGTTCGTGCGGGTGGGCCGTCGGGGCCAGACCGGGATGCCGGGGCCGCCCCGGCCCTTGATGGCCCAGATGCGGCGGGAAAGGCGGGTGCGGCAGAACTCATAGGCCATCTTGGTGTGGTGGCCGCCGGTATCGACCGCGACGGCGCGCACAGGCAGGTCGCCCCAGGTGCCGTTTAACACGCTATCCAGATCGGACCAGAGGCGCGGACCGGATGGATCGCCCCAGAGCACGCGGTAGTCGATTACCCACGCCTCCTCGTCGCGGCCCCAGCCGACGATCTGCACCTCGATCCGGTCGCCTTGGACATCGACACCCGCCGTCAGCACCGCCACGCCGGGAGCGAGATCGCTGCCCCAATCCTCGCGCCGCGCCATCAGCGGGTCGGCGGGAAGGGTGTCGCCCGCCTGGTCCTCCCAGGACTCGCCTAGCTTGGTGTTGACCCAGACCTGCAGGCGCGCCGGATCCTTGGCGACGCGTGCATGTTCCTGCGCGATCTCGGCCCAAGTTTCCCAAGGCGAATAGAGCGATGACAGGTGGAACCCTGCCGTGCGGCCATCGCCCAGCGCGGTCGGCCGCCACTCACCGGCAGACATCAGGCGCGGTTTTTCGTGCTCATGGTGAACACCGCCGCAGGCATCGCAGATGAGATAGGCGGCGTCGCGCTGCCCCTCGGGCCAGCGGATACGCGCCCACATGATCGGGGCCATGTCGCCGCAGTGCTGGCAGGGGACATGGAAATACCGCTGATCGCTGTCGAGATAGGCCGCCTCGATGCGGGAATGGCCTTTCAGCGTCGGGGTCGACACCATGTAGATCTTGCGCCGCCCCCTGAAGGTGGTGGTGCGCTGGATGGCCAGATCGACGGGGTCACCCTCGCCATCGGCATCGCCGGGATAGCCGTCCACCTCGTCCAGGAACAGATACCGCACTGGGGTGGACCGCAGGCCGACGGCGCTGTTGGCACCGGTCATAACCAGCTGGCCGCCGGGGAAGGACTTGCGGAACAGGCTGTTCCCGGCGTCGCGGGAACGTGGTGCCGACACCAGATCGCGCAGAGCAGGCGTGGCCTCGATCAGCGGATCAATCCGCACGGTGGTGTTGCGCCGCACCATATCGAGCGACGGCATGACCAGCATGGCGATGCCGGGGGCGTTCTGGATGATGTAGCCGAGCCAGTTCAGCCCGGCCTCGGAGCCGCCCGTTTGCGCGCCCTTCATCAGCACGACCCGTTCATAGGGGCTGAAAGTGGACAGCGCGTCCATCACCGCGCGCAGGTAGGGCGTGCGGTCCGTGCGCCAGCGCCCCGGTTCCGCCGAGGTCGGTGGCAGGATGCGATGGCGGTCGGCCCAGTCCGACACCGGGATCGGCGGTTCCGGTCGGATGCCGCGCCGCCAGGCGAGGTCAATCTCAGGCACCATCACCGAAACTCCCCAAGGGCATGTCGGCCAGGTATTCTAGATGTTCGCGCATCATCCGGTCCAACGCGGCGAAGGTGGCACGCGGATCGGCTCCGACCTCGGCGGCCAGCAGCGGTGCTGTGCGCTGCACCCAGGCCATGTGCGCATCACGTTCGGCACGCGCGCGGGCGAATACCGTGCGGGTGGCGGCGAGAGTTTCGACCAACTGACCCTGTTCCTTCTCGAACGCCAGCTTGGCACGCTGCACCTTGACGATCTCATGCAAGCGTTTGGCCTCGGCCAGCGTGGTCGAGACGCGGGCGGGCGATGTCGGGGCAGCGAAGGCACCACCCTTTTTGCGGCGAGACGGATCGAGATTGTCCTCGATCCATGCCAGCCCCTCGGCCACATCGATCTGACCATCGGGGCGCACCGGCAGACCCTCGGCCACCAGTTGAGAGATGCGGCCCTTGGTCAGGCCGACCCGCGTGGCGAAGGCGGTCTTGGTTTCAGAGGAGTTGAGTTTAGTCAATTCCGCCCCCTGACGCTGGCGGGGTCATGCGCTGCGCTCCCCCGCATACGAATTGGCCCGGGAGGAACCAACGCTTTCCCGATCCTTCCCGATTGATGCCCGACAAACCCGTCCGCGCGGCCCGGCGCATGACGCAGGAATGACGCGGAAATGACGGGTTTCGGGGCGTAATTCGTTGAAAGTGTTGAGATGACGCACCTGCCCGGGAAACATTCTATATATGGGGGATTGTGTGTATTCAGGTTTGTGTGGTTTTCCCCCTTATACGAAAAGGTTTGAGCCAAGTGCGTCATCTCAACACTATCAATGGGTTGCGCGCCAAAGTCCGTCATTCTTGCGTCACCCTTGCGTCACTGTGATGCCGAGGAAGAACCGCCCCGTGCTGGTGCGCTTGTGCTGGATCCCCGCCACCTGGGCCTGGACGCGCTGCACGAAGCCGTTGATCGCGGGAATCTTCTCGGTCTTGAAACCTTCGGCCAGCGCCCAGTTCTGAAACCTGAGGTGCGCATCGCGGGTGGCCAGCATCGGGCCGCCGTTCACGATAGGCTGCACCCGCACGCAGGCGTCGATCCAGGCCAGCACCGGGTCGTCGCTGAGCACCCACTCGATCAGCGCCTGTTGACAGCTTTCCGGGATGGCGAAATTGCGCTGCCGGATCAGACGCGCCGCACCATGGACCGCCCATGCCAACAGGAGATCGGCTTCTTCGGAGGCGATCCGTTTGCCGATGCCCTCGATCCGCTCCGGGATCGGAATTGTTCGGGCGAAGGGGATCACCAGCAGGCGGCGCTGCACGCCACGGTCCACGCCACCCTTGAAGCTGGGCAGGTTGTTCGTGGCAAAGAGGTTCTGTGCCACCGACCGGAACTCGGCCCGGCTTTTGTAGACATCGCGCCCTTGGATTGGATCGCCGGTCACAACGGCCTTGAAGGCGTCCGACGCGATGGCTTCGGCCGACAATTCGTCGGAGGCGTTCAGAAGCTTGCTGACCAGGCCGAGGACGTGCTTCTCGTCCCCCATCTGCGAGGCAGGAACGGAGCAGATTGCACTGGGGGGCAGGAGGCCGCGGGCGAGATCGAGAAATTGACTCTTGCCGTTTTCGGCGGTCCTGCCATGCAGCACAACAGCGCGGGGCTGTAGCAGGCGGGTCGCATAGCCCAGCGCGGCCGATCCGCAGATCTCGGCCAGGAGATCGCATTTGGCCTGCGCCTCGGGGTCGCCCTTGAAGCTGCCGGTCAGTAGGCGGTGCAGCAAGGAGCCTTGGGGCGCTGTGCCGGGCATGCCCGCGTGCCAATGGCCTGGCAGGGTATGGCGGCAGCGGTGATCGCGGTGATGCGGTTCGATGCGGGGCGTGCCAGCGGCATCGAAACGGATAAAGCCCGAGGCGCAGTTGATCCCGGCGGGAGGGTTCTCGAAGAAGTGCGGTTCTGCGCAAAGGGCGGCACATTCGTTCAGGACCGAGTCCACGCGGGACTTGCTCAATTTGACGCGCGAGGGTTCGCCCGCCGCCGTGAAGAAATCTGCGCCATCGTAGGCATGGACGGGCAGCCGGATCAGGTGGTCCTCGATAGCCTCCCATTCGGTGCCACTGTAGCGCCAGAACGCGCCCTCGGCATAAACGATGCGCCCGTGACGGGCGGTCAGGTCGTCGCGGACGCGTTTGGCGATCTCGACGTCTGATCCGATGAAGAGATCCTTGCGGCGCGTGTCGGCCTGGTCAGCGCGAAAGGTTTCGGCGGCCACGATGCGACTGCGGACAGCGTCCTCGCCCTCGCGCACCAGGATGTCGTTGAAATCCTCGCCCTCGGGCGGGGTGGCCATCTGTACGGTGATCCCGCGCGCCGCGAGAGCGCTGGCGGCGCGCAGGATCTGGCCTTCGGCCTTGCTGCCGGGCGCGTCGCCATCGCGGGCGATGATCACGGTGGCCTTGTCGGGAACGGGCGCGCGGCCGATGTTCGAGACGCCGAGGCAGGCCCAGACCTCCTGACCGGTTGCTTGCCAGACTGACAAAGCGGTTTCGACACCTTCGCAAAGCACGAGCGGTTCGCGGCCGGGCAGGCGCACGGCGGAACGTTCGCCCCAGCCTTCGACGGCCTTGTTGGTGCGCTTGACGGGATTGACTGGGGCCTTCTTCCCCTCGGCTGTCAGATAGACCTGCTGGATCGCCAGCACATCGCCCGCTGCATCGGTCGCCATCGCGACCATCGCACCGTAGCTGCCATAGGCGTTCTGGCGATAGCGGATGCAGTCGGGGGGCTGAAGGACGATTCCGCGCCCCACCAGATAGGCATGGGCCGGTGTGCCGTTCGGAACCTCGGTCTGGCGCACGATCCCTGCGACCTTAGCGACAAGTTCGGCGTCCGACAATTCCACGGTGCGGGCCGGGCCAGATGCCGGGGGCTTGGTGGGCTTGATGGCGGCCTGTTTGGCGGCGGTCCAGGAGGCAGGCATTTCCGCATCGCCCAGCCAGTTGCGCGCCCAGTTCCATGCAGCCTTTTCGTCCATCCCGAAGTGATGACGGACCAGTTCCGGCCCAGCTCCGCCCGTTCCGGCCTCATGGTCATACCAGCGCCCGGCGTCCTTGCCTGCGATTTCCACCGCGATGCTGCCCTTGGTCCCGAAGCGCAACTGCTGCGCGCTGGACAGGGCGCGGTTCGGGGGGCCGAGCAGTTCCACCGCAAGATCGGCGATGCGGTCGTTCAGCAGTTCCGCCACCCTGGTCACGGACATGCGCTTGGACGTACGACCTTTGCGCGTGGGCGGCACGTCGTTGAAGTCGAGCGGATTGTCCTGAAGGGTCATGTGGCGGGGTTCGCTATGCATCTGATGGAAATGGAGCCCGCGAGTGGATCGCGGACCTCAGGACATTTGCGGCTGCCGTCACTCGCCCGGGGTGAAACGCTCCTGCTGCGCGATCCAGTTCAGCAGCGTGCTTTTGCGGGCGCAGATCACTGAACCCATCTTGAAGTGCGGCATGCCCCTCGGGGCCTCACCGGTCAGGTAGTAGACCTTGCGGCGGTGCTTCGCGTCGCCGAACATGAACCTGGCGATTGCATCTGCGCCGTGAAGCAGGTCATCGCCGAGCGTCACCTCGGTCGCGGTCTGCTGCAGGTTATCGACGGAACCGGGGTGCTTGGTCATGGCTGGGTTTCCTTTCTAGGGCAGTGCGTCTTGCAGGAAGTGGGCGTCAAGTCCGTGGAGGCGGCGCCACGCGGCGCGAACCTGCATGCTGATGTTGATGCTGGCGGTGCTTAGCGCGTTGGCGCGGGTCGCGATGGCCAGCTTGTAGATGCGTTCGGCGGTTGTGACCTGCGCCGGGGAGGTAATCTTGGCGAGCTTGCTGCGCCCCTCTGGACTGCCAAGCAGCCACGGCAGCATTTGAAAGGTGTCCTTCGATGTCGCGTAGCCGATGATGAGGTCGGCCTTTCCCGGCGGGGCGTCGTGGAAGATGGTAGCGAAAAGGGGCGGCACCCGCAGGAACAGGAACTTCCGGTCGATCAGGTCGAGATACCAGTCGTCTGGGGTTGATCGCACCAGCGGTCCCTCTTCGGGTGAGATGGTTCCCGCAATCGAGGCCGTCAGCGCGGACCATGTGCCGGGTCGTGTCTTGGCCATGGCCTCCGCCACGATGCGGATGTTCCAGGCGAAGTGTTCGCTGATCGCGGCACCGATCGCAGCGATCAGCACATCCTCCTCGCGCCACATCCGCTTGAAGCCGCCATGCTCCTTGGGGGTCTTTTGCGCCTGAATGGCACCGGCAGCTTGCAGGACACGCAGGCTGGGCAGGGGCATCCCCGATGCCGCCACCGCTTCCGCGTCGCCATGAAAGAGCGGTCCGGGCGCTTCCGCACCGTTCCGTTCGCTGGCTGTCATTGTCATGGGCTCCGATCATGAACTAGGGCTTTACACACGCAACAATCCGTTGCAAGTGCATATGAGACGGTTTATATCACAAGTTAACGGGCTTTGACAACTGGTCCCGTTTCTTACGCTCACGGAGGGAAATGATGGCCACAATCCGCAAACGCACGCTGCCCTCGGGCCTGGTCCGGTGGCAGGTGGACTTCACCGACCAGGCGGGTAAGCGGCGGTCGAAGCTGTTCCCGCGCCGCAAGGATGCGGACATCTATCTGGTGAAGGTCCGCTCGCTGGTCGCCAACCACACCTATCTGGCCGACAGCGACAGCACGACGGTGGCCGATGCCGCGAAGGCGTGGCTCGACCATTGCGAGGTGCGCTGCAAGACCGGGCGGCGGATGGAGCGGTCCACCCTGCGCGGCTACAGCGACTATGTGCGACTGCACATCACAGCGCCCGAGATCGGCATCGGGGACAAGCTGATCGCCCAGCTGACCCGCCGCCATGTCAACGAATTCCGCGACCGGCTGCTGCTGAACGGCCGGTCAGAACACCTGACCCGCCGCGCGCTGTCGGTGCTCAAGCTGGCACTGGACCATGCCATCGACAACGGTCAGCTGTTCACCAATGCCGCCCAAGGCGTGCGGGTGATCAAGTCCAGCCGGATCGAGCACAAGGCCCCGGTGCCGACCAAGGAGGCGATCCGCGCGCTGATCGAGGCCGCCGACGAGGATTTCAAGCCGCACCTGATCGTCTCGGCCCTCGGCGGCCTGCGCGCCTCCGAACTGCGGGGCCTGCGCTGGCAGGACGTGGATTTCGACAAGGGCTTCATTCGTATCCGCCAGCGCGCCGACGCCTACAACCAGATGGGTGAGCCTAAGTCGCGGGCAGGGTTCCGTGACATCCCGGCGGGGCCGATGGTGCTGAACGCCCTGCGCCGCTGGAAACTGCGCTGCCCGAAGAACGCTCTCGATCTGGTCTTCCCCGCGCCGCAGGGTGGGATCCTGCAGCACACCAAGACTCAAGCTCGGTTCCGCAAGCTGCTGGAAAAGGTCGAGGTGACCATGCGCTGGCACGACCTGCGCCACTTCGCCGTGTCGCTGTGGATCGAACAGGGCTTCTCGATCAAGGAGGTCATGACCTTCGCGGGCCATTCCTCGATCCAGATGACCATGGAACGCTACGGCCACCTGTTCCCCTCACCCGATCACCAAAAGGCGATGGCCATGGTCGAGGCCAAGCTGCTGGGATAGGCTTTCCAAAGTGATAATGATAAAAGGATTGTCGAGAAGCTGGAATCTCTGACACCGAAGCTTGTGCTGCTTCATAATCTACAATGGACAAAGGAAGACCGAATTGCGGCCGGACGAGTATTGGAAGAATTTCAACCTCGGAACTGAACTCGATATTGCCGGGCGGTTTCTGTTCAACGGGCTACAGGCCTTCCACGAGATGGAGCATTTCGCCGCTGAGGAGGATTCCTTCGAGTTCTTGTACTCGATTGCCGTCGGCATCGAGCGCCTATTGAAGATTGCAGTCATTTTGACCGAGCACGATACCGCCGCTGACCAGGAAGCCTTTGAAAAAAGCCTTATTACTCATACACACCAGGAGCTGGTCCTACGATTGAGACCTAAGCACAACCTCACATATCCGGCGCGGGAAAACGAGTTTATTGCCCTACTGGGCCGGTTCTATAATTCCCAGCGGTATGGTCGTTACAGCATCAATTCTGCGTATGCGCCAGCCCAAGAGCGCAAAGAACTCGTCAAATTCCTTGAAACGCATCTCGATGTAAAGATTGACGTTCGTGGTTTTCTGTCGGTCACGCCGAACGAGCGCAAGTACCGTAAATTCATGGGCAAAGTAGTCTCGAAAATTGTGAACCCGGTTCACCAAATCGTCGAGAATGAAGCGAGGCGACTAAATATCTACACCTATGAGATCGACTACCGGTCGAAAGCTTCGAAGATTTTCTTGAGTAAGAAATTCGATTTCGAGGACGAGGACATCCTGCAAGCCGAACTTATGGCCTATTTTCTTTCGAGCGCAGCCTGCGGTCCGAACGCACAGTTGATCCGCGATCTTATCAAGCCTCTACCGTTCGATCCTGCTCTCGAGGGCGAATATCTGGCAGCTCTCCGGTCCGACAGGAAGAAGATTACTGTGCTGGACGAGCTAGTCTCGCATTACGAAGACGTCACGAACTTCAAGGAACGTCGTGAACTGTTGGAGGCATCGACGCTCGAAAACCTGACCTATGGCTTAGAAGTCGAAGATGAGGACGCCGAGGACTTCGAGATTGACGATGGTGAGGAAAAAGACAGCAGGTAGCTTGCCTGCGGCGGCCTTTGCGGGGACGCGGACTCAGAAGGAGTGATACAGTTTCTTCCCATCGGTTTGCGGCTGTTCCGTGCGACACGACGCCGACGTTGCGACCTAGAAAGTCGGCTAACTAGCGAAAATCACAAGGTTATTCCGGACGTAGAGGTAGCCCTCATAACCTGAAGGCCGCAGGTTCAAATCCTGCCCCCGCAACCAACACTAATTGCCGACAGCCCGCGCTCACACCGCGGGCCTTTTGCTTTCCCGGCACAGGCGCCTCCAAACCCCCGTCGCACAACGACAAAATCGCTCCCAACTCCCCGAAAAGCTCGATCCCATGCCCGTTTGCGGCATCCGCGTCCGGCGTCAGCACGATCTTCTCGATCAACCCCCGCAGGATCTCCACCGCCTCGGGGCGGCTTTCCGGATCGTTCAGCGCCGCCGCCAGATCCGAAACCTTCGCCGCGTAAACATCTGCGATGCCGGGGTGCAGGATCACCGCGCTCGGCCCGGGCAGGGCGGCCAGTTTTGCCTCGTATGCCGCCTTCTGCGCCTCAAGCGCATCCATCTTCGCCTTCATCGAAATATGGAACATGCCTTCCGTGATCGCCGTGACGATGTTGTCCGTCGTCGAATGCTTTGGAACGGGTGGCCTGATTTTGGAGCGGAGAGCTCGGGCTCATCGGGTGTCCGCCATCATCGCCCGTGGAACAGTTTAGCATGATTGCGTAGCGGAGGGATTGCAGCTCATCTTGACCCCACATGGAGGTGGAGATGAGAAAGAACCCCGTGGCGACGAAGGCGCCTGCCGAGCAGGTCGTGAAGGACATCCGGCGCGCGATGCGCAAGCTGCATTCGTCTGAGGAGAAGATCCGGATTGTTTTGTCCGGGCTTCGTGGCGAAGACAGCATCGCTGAGCTGTGCCGCAAGGAGGGCATTGCCCAAAGCTTGTATTACAGCTGGTCCAAGGATTTCCTTGAAGCTGGTAAGAAGCGGCTGGCTGGCGACACCGCCCGCCAGGCCAGCACGGGCGAGGTCAA